TAAATAAAGTTTGTTCTTTGGATGATCCAAATTGTTTGACATGTAGTTCTTAGAACTACATCACAAAATTCAAGGTGGTATATTTATACATATGGCTCAAGGAAAGACATATGGGATAAGTTTTCCATTCATGGAAAGTATCGAAGGTAAATATTTGGAACTTACAGAATTTGCTGCTGAAGAAATTAGAGCAAATCTTATTCATCTTTTATTGACAAGAAAAGGTAGTAGATATTTTCTCCCAAATTTTGGAACAAATTTGTATCAATTTATATTTCAACCTATGGATGGTCCTACTTTTCAGGACATTGAATCTGAAATAAGAGATTCAGTTGAAACTTTTATGCCAGAATTACAAATTACAGATATAAATATCTCACCTGCGAACAATGATCCTATAAGTACAACAACATTAAATACACAAAATAATGAATTTACTGTTGTAAACCATAATGTAACTGATTATACTGCTAAAGTTAGAATTGATTATGTTGTTTCTAATGATGTTTTTAATCCTAAAGATTTTATAATTATAAACATATAATGTCACAAAAAAAAATATCTTATACTGTTAGAGATTTTGCAGCAATCAGACAAGAACTCGTTAATTACACTAAAACTTATTATCCTGAATTAATTGATAACTTCAATGACGCTGCGGTATTTTCGGTTTTTTTAGATTTAAATGCAGCAATTTCGGATAATTTACACTACAATATAGATAGAAGTATTCAAGAAACTGTATTACAATTTGCACAACAAAGATCTTCAGTTTACAATATTGCTCGAACTTATGGGTTAAAAATCCCAGGTCAAAGACCCTCTGTAGCACTAGTGGATTTTTCCATTGTTGTTCCAGCTTTTGGGGATAAAGAAGATGAGAGGTATTTAGGAACAATAAGATCTGGAGCTCAAGTTATAGGGGCTGGCCAAGTATTTGAAACAATTTCAGATGTTAATTTTGCATCACCATTTAATTCTGACGGTTACCCAAACAGACTTAAGATACCAAACTTTGACGGAAATGGAATATTGATAAATTATACAATTACAAAAAGAGAAACCGTAGTAAATGGAATTACAAAAGTTTATAAAAGAACAATATTACCAAATGATGTTGTTCCCTTTTTTAATTTTTTTTTACCAGAAAAAAACGTTTTGGGAGTCACCTCGATCATTCAAAAACAAGGAACTGCGTATTCTAATGTTCCTTCGGCACAAGAATTTTTAGGAACTCAGGGAAGATGGTATGAAGTTTACGCCTTAGCAGAAAGTAGAATTTTTGTTGAAGATCCATCTAAACCAAGTAATGATCCATCAATAAAAGTAGGTAGGTATATTGAAACTCAACAAAGATTTATGACAGAGTACACTCCAGAAGGTTTTTTTAAAATAACTTTTGGTGGAGGTACAAATACGGCAGATGATCAATTGAGAGAATTTACTTCGTTAGGGATTCCGATGAATGTACAAAAGTATCAAAATAATACATTTTCTTTAGGGTCGATTCCGCAATCCAATTCTACAATTTTTGTTCAATATAGAATTGGTGGTGGTATAGGAACTAATATAGGGGTTAATGTAATTAATCAAATCGGTGTTATTGATTTTTTTGTAAATGGACCATCAGAAACAATTAATACTCAAGTTGTTAATTCATTAACTTGTATTAATCCTACTGCCGCAATAGGTGGTGCAGGATATCCCACTACAGAAGAAGTGAGACAATATGTTACGTTTAACTTTGCTGCTCAAAAAAGAGCCGTTACAATTAACGATTATGAGGCAATCATTAGAAATATGCCGTCATTATTTGGTGCTCCGGCTAAAGTAAGTATTACTGAAAATAACAATAAAATAAATGTTAATGTTTTATCATATGATGCTGACGGTAAACTAATTACCGAGATATCACAAACATTAAAAAATAATATTGCTGAATATCTTTCTAACTATCGAATGATAAACGATTATATTTCGGTTGGTGCGGCACAAGTAATTGATTTAGCTATTGATATAGCGGTTGTTTTAGATGGAACTCAGAACCAAGGAATTGTAATTAGTGATATCATTGATAGAGTTACAACATTTTTCAGTCCTGGAGTTTTGAATTTAGGACAAAATGTTTCAATATCTGAATTAAATAGAATAATACAATCCGAAAATGGTGTTTTGGGTGTCAATAGTATCGATGTTTATGGTAAGGTAGGCGGTCAATATTCTTCAGATCAGACCTCAATGAGTTATGACAATGAATCTACCAAAAGGATAAAGCTAATAGATAATACATTATTTGCTGAACCAAACCAAATATATCAAATTAGATTTCCAAATAGAGACATCACGGTCAGAACTAAAAATTATCAAACCACCATATTTTCTTAAAACATGATTCAATTATCCAAGTATTGAAAAAAATGTTTGAAATCTCTATACTTCAAAAGTAGTAAAATTACTATTTATGTTATATCCTCCTGAAAACTTATAAAGTTTCAGTTGATGAAGTAAAAAGTAATTTGAAAAATTTGAATATGTCAAAAAGTTTTAGAATTAGAACACAAGTAGGTGTAGATAGACAAGTGAATTTTGATTTGAAACAAGATTTTGATCAATTAGAAATTCTATCAATAAAACTTAGACAACAAGACATTTATCCAAAATCATGTGCCGATTTTGGAGTTATAGTAGGACGAGTATTCGTAAATAATGGTTTTGGATTACCAAATGTAAAAGTAAGTGTTTTTATACCACTTGATAATGTCGATTCACAAAATTTATTAACATCATCTGTTTATCCTTATACTGATTTATCAGTATCTAATGACGATGGTTATCGATATAATTTACTACCTTACGAAAAACAACATTCGGGTCATGTCCCAACTGGAACATTTGTGTCCAAAAATGATATTCTTCAAAACCCATTACTTGGTGAAGTATATGACAAATATTATAAATTCACAGTAAAAACTAATGAAAGCGGTGACTATATGATTATGGGAGTTCCGCCTGGTAATCATACCGTGGTTATGGATTGTGATCTTTCGGATATAGGAGAATTTTCTCAATCACCACAAGATATTATCGATATGGGTTTGGGAACATCTGAGCAAATTACAGGAGCCACTTTTTCAAGTAGTAGTGATTTATCGACTCTTCCTCAGATAGTATTCCAATCCGCAACAGTTGAGGTTAATCCCTTTTGGGGCCAAGAAAATGTTTGTAGATCTTCAATAGCTCGAAAAGATTTTAATCTAACCGAATCAGGTGTAAAAATTACACCATCGGCAGTTTTTATGGGTTCTATTTTTACAAATCCAAATGATTATTCGTTAAAAAAGTCATGTAGACCTGCAAAAAAAATTGGTGAACTATGTACATTACAGACAGGTCCTGGAGAGATTATAGGTGTTAGACAAACAATTTTTAATGACGAAAATGGATATCCATTATTAGAAACTGCAAATTTACCTAAAAAAGGGAAAGTTATTGATTCAAATGGGGTATATGTGTTTAATGTTCCTATGAACATGGATTACGTTACCACCGATGAAAATGGTCAACAAGTTTTAAGTTTAAATCCTGAAGTAGGAATACCTACAACTGGAAAATATCGTTTTAAGATAAAATATTCACAACCAAGTTCTTTCGAAAAACGTGAAGTCAGAAGAGCATACTATTTGGTACCTAATGTAAAAGAATATGGTTGGGTAAATTCAGAATCAGACCCATCTGACATTGTAAATACAAATGATAATAACTATAAAAAATTTCAAAGTTCTTACTATTTTGGTTTAGATTGGAGTGGATATACAAACGGTTTTTTATTAGGTACAGAATTAAATAACCGAATGATGGAAATGATTAATTGTGAGGATGTTTTTTATCAATTAAGATATAAAAAAGTGTACACCACAGCATCAATTATCGATAATTTCAAAAAAGGTTTGAGTAGACAAAGATTTTTGTCCATAAAAGATATAACAAACGAAGAATGTGAAAGTACAATTAACAGATTCCCAACCACAGACGCTTTTTATAAATTTGATTGGTTGTTTTTTATAGTGAATTTATTCATGATTATATTAGGAATTGTAATGTATGTTTTGGTTATAGTTTTACATGCTCTATGGGTTATATTACAAATAGTGAAAGTAATATCTGTTGCTATTTGGTTTTTATGGTGGACTCTTTACCTTGTTTGTAGATTAGTAACATTTGGATTTGGAAATTGTGGTGGTGAACCACCTAGTTTAAACGAATGGTGGGACGCATTTCCAACCATTTCGAAAATAACTTTACCAGTATTACCATATCCAGATTGTGAAGCCTGTGATTGTTCAATGGACTCACAAGTAGGAGTTACTGGAGAAGGTTTAGATAGTTTTAGTTGTAATGCAGACTTTTTTTCACCTCAATTTTGGAGTTCAACAGGAGAAGATGATTCTGAAGTAGATAAGGAAACGTGGATGTTTGCAGGTTGGGGGTATGACCCTCAAACTCCACGTGGTTATGAATACCTAAAACGTGTACCGATAGTTCATAGGTTTTATGATAGAGATGGGGGTGAATTATCAAGTAGAAATAAATATCAATATTTTATAACAGAACTACCCGTTTGGGAAAATATAAATAAGTTTGCTTTAAAAGATAAATATTTTAATCCAGCATCAACTGATAGGTTACAAGGAAGTAATAGAATACGAGTGGCATTTAATCCACAATCAAACTTAAATAAATATCATTTTGATAACGTTATAGCACTTATAGTAGATACTAATTGTTTGGAAAATATGAATGCTGGAGATTTGTTTACATTTGTAGACCCTTCCAAAACTTTTGATTTAAATGTATCTTCATCAACTTCAGGTAATGTTTCGACCTATAAAACAATTACTGTAACATATGCAGATCCTAACGGAATAAACAATCAAAATTTAACTCAATATTATAATATTGGTGTACCACCATCAGGGTCAAATTTATCATATACTGCCAAGACCTACAATTTTGCTTCAGACTTAGAGTATTACCAAGTAATAACTGGTATGACATTAGATAATTTTAAATCAGTAGCTAATTTATTCAAACCAAATCAAACCCCTCAAAATCAACAATGGTCTTTGGTGAACAGTTTATATCCTAGGCAATATAGAATTAATCAACAGGATTGGAGGTCATTTACAGTGTTAGCTTTTGCACCTCAAGGAAGTATAGGAGATTTTGATGAATGTCTTAGTCAAACTTATTTAGAATATTTTAATACGGAATCAACATCAATAATGTTTTTAATACGTGGAGTAGATCCATGGAGTGGAAAACATGAAGTCACTTATGATTTATCACGAATATTTGGTTTTGATACATGGGGTCATAACAACAATCAATTTGTTTACAAATCAAAATATTACCTTAATGTCCCAATACAATCAGGTAGTATTTGTTCAAGACAAGATTTACTTACTTCTAATGTCACAACTCAAAATAATAACCCAAATATCTATTTTGAATCTTATTTATTTTCAGCGAGTACATCGGTAAGTGCGTACACCACAACAAATCATTTATATTATTCATCTCTAGATGGACTTCAAATTAACAATACATTTAGACCACCGTCTTCACCCCAAACATTAAATTCTTCGTGGTCAGTAACTAATAGTAGTAGTGGTTTAAGAGTAAACAGATCAGGAAGTAATGGAGTTCCTATTATTGGGCCTCTAAATAACTACTCATCCAATGAATACATTGAAGGTGGTTCATATATTTTATATGAGGAGGATGATGATGGAGATGGTCCTTTACTTGAACCTATAGGAAATTATGATGATGATGAATGCGGAATTGATAATAATTTTATAAGACCTGTTCGATATGTTGGTCCAACATACATAGCTGGAAATTATTCTTCTGGACAAAATTTTCCAAATAAACCGACAATACAAATACAAAGAACTAAATTAGTATTGAGGTCAGATAGACTACCTACAGGTAGTGATTTAGATCAAATTTGTGATAGAAATGGAAATTGTAATACATTTTGTTTACAAGCATCTAATACATTGACCTATTATGTGCTAGGCGAGACTGGTACTTCTGTTAAAGAATTGAGTACATTTAATACAGGGTTTGGTGATGGGAGGGGGGATGATTACGTTTCAGGAAATTCTCAAGTGGATTTGATTTTACAATCAACAACATGTTCGGGTATGAGAAGTTTAGATTGCTACCAATACAATCCGCCAACAATAAATGTCTTACCGGCAACAAATGATTGTAACACAAATGTTACAAATAATCAGGTAATGAAAGGTGGGTGTTATGTTTTATTGAATCCTCCAATTTTGAGTATGTTCGGTCGTAATAACGACTTTCAATTGGTCTCTGAATGGAAATTGAGATTTAGAATGAATTTTGCATTATGTAGAGGTGTTATAGGTCAGACCTTTAAAAATGCTTGGATTAACGGTACATTGTTTGCATATCCTTTTAGTACCAATGTATTTTTTGATAGAAACAACAAACCATTTGTGAGGTTCATAAATACATTTGGTAACGTTAAATATACATTCTGTCCTAGTCAAATTGTATATGAAAATAATTCAAACAATTTTTACTATAGGTCATCACCATATAATACCACCAACGGCTTTATCGGAGCTAAATACGATCATCTTTTTCAGATGAACGACAAATATCTTAAAAATCCTACAACAATAGTGGATTTAGGACCACAATATTTTTGGACAAGAGAGGTTTATTTTTCAGACGAATATTTTGGTTATCAAGTAGATAGGTTGGATGGTACTTCATTTAATCCATTGGAAGACATTACACTCTTATTTTCATTATCAAGAGTAGTTAATGCAAGTAGAACTTTTAATGGAGGAATAGTCAAATCTCTTTTTTCAAGAAATGGTGGGACATTATTTAATGATTGTGCTGTAGATGGGGATTATGCACAAATGATACAAATTAATAGTAAGTACTCTATATTTCCATTTGGTCTTGAAAATTATGACGACCCAACAAATAATGCGGCTTACTTTGGATTAGATTCGAATGGGGATTCTTTTTTTGGTTTATTTCTGACAGGAGATACTTCGTCTCAGGATTTAATTTCACCTAAAAGATTAAATTTTCAAACGACAGGAACTGTTACTAATTTTTTAAATCGTTCCTATAAATTACCAGTTAAAACTCAAAAGACCCCAAATTATAGATGGAATATTACTAATTTCAGTAATACAATTTTTGGTAATCAAGATAATAATTGGCAAACCAACAATTTTACAACCATGGAACATCAAAGAATGGATAGATTGTTTACTCCATTTTTCCAAGGTCAAAATCTAAATGTTCAATATTCTCAAGGACACATTTTTAATGTTGGTAACAATGGACTTAATTTACCGATTAAACCATCAGGTTCAAATAATACAAGTATTATTAATACAGGTCCTTGGTATTTTTATTTTGGAGTTGTGATTGGAGAAACCGCAATAGATAAATTTAGAGAATTATACGTACCAGAAATATAAGATGAGTAATTCTGAATTAATAATTGTTAAACCAAACTTATTGAGTGCTGCCGCACCCAAAACAGACATTTATTTGAATACTGAATTGGTACAAACTCAATCTGAAATAATAGAGTTTGATAAAACAACAAACATAAGTTTGTTAAATGTGTTTGATAATGAGCGACAAAAATCAACCATTTTCAGACCAATTACCAAAATATCTTATGTATATGACAATAATATTCAAGGGTTTTGTCCACCTAATAACACATGGTTTAATTATAATAACAATTTATTTTACACTGATCCAGAAACGTCAATTAACTCTCTTGTTTGGACAGGTCTTCCATCTTACCAAGAATTTGAGTTTATAAGAACTGACGTTTCGAACCCACAATTAAATTTTACACAATTTGGTAACTTTTCAACAAAAAGTGCAACGTCTTATAATTGGAACGTTAGCATATCATATCCTTTTGAAAATATTACAGGTTTTACAATGTCTTGTAACTTTGGAGGGGGACGTATTATACAATGGAAAAATTCAGATGGAATACCCTTTATTATTTCTCAAGGTACGGACAATGGATTACCAATAATACAATTTGTATGTCCAGTTCCTCATAATTTAAAAGTCGGAGAATATGTTGAACTATCGACAGCATTTACATATAACAGTATTAATACTTTCCAAGTTTCTAGTTTGGGTAATAATACTTATGACTCCGAAAAGTATATTTTTAATATGGAAAATGTTGGATTTTTGGGAGTGACATTTAATTCAGGAAGAATGGGAACTTTCAAAAGAATTACAAACATATTTAATTCAGGTGAAACCAAATCCAAGTATTATATTAGAAATCATAAAATTATTACATCAACTTCTGATATGATTTTGACCAAAAATGGATTTGAAAAAAATTCATTTTCAGATAGATCAGTATACCAATTATCCGCTCTTACCCCAAATGGGGTTTCTAACGTAATTAAATTTCAGAGTTCAAATACCTATAATTTAACTTTTGAAAGAGATATTGATATAAACGGGTTACTCGATAATAATGGAAAACCAATTACACAACTTTTTGTCAGTTTTCAGTGGTGTGGTTACTTTGGGTGGCACGATAAATTGAGAAGAGGTTGGGGGTTCAATATGCAAACAGGGTCAACCAACAATTGGTTCGATACTACAAATATAGAATCTGAGGAATTACTAACACATTTAACTTATACTAGACAAAGTGGGGGGACTTTTAATTTTCTAATCAACAAACCAAAAGAAACTGATGAGACATTTTATGGGGATTTTTGTGAATACAATGATATAGAACAAACTGAATATGTTATTTCAAATTACATACATAAAATGACATATAATCAAAGATTATTTACGACAGATACTACCACCAATCAGAGTAATCCAAAAGGATATTATTATCAGGTACATTATCCTATAACTATTAAAGTTTTTTCAGACTATGTTGAATCAACTTCTAGTTTTAATCTAACAGAGTTACCAAATTATGCATTCTATTCACGTAATCAAAATTTATGGTTATGGAGAGATATCTATACATATGGGTTTTTTAATGAATTAGGTCAAGGAGTTGACTATCCTTTTTTGAATGAAGCACATTATCCTTTTACAAATATAATTTTTAAATTGTATGGTCAAGGATCTTCATTTAATATCCTAGATTATTACCAAATAACGATTGAACCAATTTCAGATCCCTGTGAATAGAACGAAAATTTTATTTAATGAAAAGGATAAAGAGATTGTTATTCCAATTGAAATGACATGGGATTTTTATGGACAACAGGATTCAGTCAATGAGTACGAACAGACAGTAATTGAAGAAATTTTGAATTCAGATCAAGATTTTGAGATTACTAGATTTGAACACAATCAATACAGTGATGATGTTAGTCCTTCTATTAAAAGAACAGACATAAATTATGAATTTTATTTTTATAATCCATCAGTGATAATTAACCCTACTTTTAAATTACCTGGTCAATGGCAAAATTCATATTTACCTAAGTTTCAAGTAAATGAAATAAATTTTGTGGGTTCACCAAATTTACCAAACAACACCTTGACGTATAATCCACTTTCATTTAAAAAATCTTTTTGGAAATTAGATTTATATGATTATGTAAACCCACTGATTCAAAAAAATTATATTACAATAATCTTACCTACTCATCAGGGGTTAACACAGATTACTAGTACTGGATTTAATAATCAAATACCTGTGGAAATTAAAAAACCAAAATATCTTTTGGATTATTTGGGAGATAAAGAGGGGTTTTTCATTTATTGGTTGAAAAAAAGAGATTATTTAAACATTGATACTTTTTTTATGAGTGCCAAATTTTTTGACGCAAAAAAAGGTCAATTTATACGAATGACAAATCGTGCTCAAAATTCATTATCGAATAATGTGAACCCCTTCATATTAAATGGAGATGATTATTTTTATTATAAAGTTTTATTAAATTATACAAATCAAAAATATGAAGTTTGGAATTATAATCAAACTGAAAAATTTGGTACAAATATAAAACCAATTGTTTGGTATGAATACGTGAACCCTTAGATATATGGAAACACAATTTGTAAGTTTAAGAATATCTCAAGAATCACTGTTAACTAATAGAGTAAAAGTTGATTTCTCTGGTGATACCATAGGTATTTACTCCGGTATTCCCCAAATGATGACCGCATCTACCTATAACGGTGCGCCGTCATCATTATTTACTGGGCTTACAATACCAATTCTACTTACTCAGACAGCTACTAATATTGGATATTATCATACATTTGATGGGGCCATTTCACAAATAGATGTTGTTACTAATTTTATATTTTCATCAACAACTTCTGACCCATACAGGTGGTATGTGTACAACACCTCAGATGTTAAACTTAATCAATTTTTATCTTTATCAAATTATACTATAGATTGGGGTGATGGATCTGTTCAAACATTTAATACCTATTCACCAAATTCATTATCGCACCTTTACCCGTCTAACCCAAGTGGTTATACAATCACAATGAGACAAACAAATCCATGGGGAGTTACTACTGTTACAAAAAACATAAAAACACCATATCAAATAGTACCTATTTTAGACTCTAAAGGTACTGCATATTTTACTCCAATAGTCGGGTCTTGGACAGGTACTCCAATATCATATGATTTCATTTTTAGTGGAGATACCATTTGTGAATTCTGTTTAGACCAATCTAATTCCTATATTCAATTACCTTTTTCAATCACAGGTGTTACAACATCAAGATTGAATGAATTATCAAATTACGGGCCAAATAAGTTTTTGATTAATGCACCAATAATTCAGAACGGTGAAGTCTATGGTGTTGTCACTACTATAACTACAATTTATACTGGATATACAATACAAAACGTAGATTATTACGATTATAGCGATGGAACAACAATCTATGCGTTACAAACTTCAGGACTCACTTGTGATAGTAATCAAGTTATTAATATACCAACCACACCAACCCCTGTTCCTTGTTCACCTCAAGGTTATACTTGTAGACAAATATTAATTTTTTTATTGACCCCAGTGTCAACCCCAATAGCATATCACTATTATGATTGTGATTTAAGTGGGTTTACCACACAATATATCAGTTCAGGTAACGTAACAAAAAATTATGTTTCAGATTTTGGTATATTTTTTATTGATCCAAATAATGTCGCTTTTGTAAGTGTTAGTCCAAATAGTTCTGGTATAGCAATTTTATGTCCTCCAACACAGTATACAGGATGTTGTCGTAGATATCAAGCAAATAATTCTATTGGTAGTTCATCATCAGTTAAAATTACATATTCAAATTGTATTGCGACATTTCCAAATGATATAAGTTTAAATCCAGGAGACTTAATAAGTTTTTGTAGTTGTTCACAACCAACATATCCAACTCAACCACCTTCGGTAATATTCAATATTGTAGACATAGGACCATGTTTACCATCACCGACACCAACTCCAACACCACAACCCCCTATTGTACCGACTCAGGTACCACAATTATGTCAACCAATTTATAAAAACGAAGCGTTTATTAATGTAATATCAGACGCACAAGTACAATCAAATATTTTCATAGACAGAGGGAAAATATCGGCTTTGGAAAACATACAAAGAATTGGTGAAGTTGACGGATTACGTGATCTAGAGACTTATGGATATGGTTTTTTTAAAATAGTTAAAACTTAAGTTTTAATATTTATTAATAAAATAAAAATCAAAAAAAATGGCTACAGGAACTTATGGAACTATAAGACCAGCGGATTGTTCACCCGAAGACGTTGAAATTTTAATGAATTTTACACCATCAAGAGATGTAACAAACAATTATGAATTAACAAAATTGGACGCTACTGAAATTCTACGGCCCTACTTTAATAATAGTGCGACAGGTGGAAACTCAAATGAAATCTTGGGTGGTTTGTATAATTTACGATTACCTGCCGAGGTATTTACTCAATTAGGTATTTATACCCTTTATATTAGACCAGCGCAAATAAGAACGGTTATAACTGATTGTAATGTATTATCTGCTCTACCAAACATAAGAGGTATTATAATAGATTTGTCAAACGTCCCAAGTCAATATGTAAATAAATTTCAGGCGCAAGGACTTGTTGGATTCAGAATTGAATATTTAGACGCTAGTGGATCTAAAATACCAAATTTTTTTAGAATTATAACATCTAACTTTTTTTGTGAGGCAATAGTTCAAAATTTAACAAATACATCTCAAAAAGCAATTAGATATAGGTATACTGAAGGACAAACAAATTTAGTTTTTTGTACATTATCACCAAGTAGTTCTCCGAGTAATAACCCAAATTCTATACCATTTATAGGACAACCAGGACAAACAATCATTTTGAGTAATACTTTTTTCAATCCAATAACTATGGAAATTCAAATGACTCAGTTTGATTTGGAAACACTCAATATTGCTTTTTACGGAAATCAAACTAAATCAATGGAGGATGGAATTTATACGATATACGATTCTCAAAACAATATTTACCAACAATATAATCTTTATGAAATTAAAGATGATTTTGATGAATTATTATATGAAGTTAAAGAAAATAGAAATGGAAACATCGATTTTAGTAAATCTTTTCAAATTATAACGCAACAATAAATAATTAAATGGCTAAACAATTTTTTCGGACTAATGGAGCTTCAGGTGCTGACACACCCTTTGATAATATTGTCGGATTACAGACAGTACGAGGGGGTGGACTCACACAAGGAAATTTTGAATTTGAAGTTGCGGTATCTGAAAAAAATAATAGAAATTTTTTTTTAGGTGTTTTTGGTGATCCAATATCATTAGATGATTTAGACGTTGATTCAGTAAATCAATCTAGACTTATACAATCAAGAGAATTTAGAGTATTTCCAAATATTGATTTATCTTTAGTAACAAATTTTACATTGTATGGATCATTACAAAAAAGAATTGAAGTATCTATACAGAAGATTTTAAATTTTTTTCCAGCAGGGTTACAGGTTAATTATTATAATCTAGATTTATCAACAGGTTATACCGCTTATGATATAACATATGATTCTGAATTTGATCTTACAAATCTTAAAATTGAGGTAAATAAAATTCAAAATCCGTTTTCGATAGATTTTACATATAATTCTAAAATTAATTTACAAACTCGTGAATTTGAATTTTCACCTTTAAGAGATTTAACAAATCGGTATACTGATTATATCCTATTAGTAGATGAAAAACAATTTCCAATAATTCAATTTTTCCCATCAAATAGTTTATTTTCAGGATCAATCGGAATGGTCGTAAAAGGAAATCCTTTTGGCCCTATAGTAAATGTAACTAGTATTAAAAATTTACTCATAAGACCTACAGATCTAATTAGTGAAAAAGTTTTTTCAGAAGAATTCAATTTAGTTGAGGGATTTTTATTGAATAGGTATTCTAACCCGATATACACCGCAACTTTTGCTGTACCAATAGAAGGGAACGACGGTGTAGCTTCCATTCAAAGTCAAAATTTAACATTTCCATTAGATGGTGATTGGAATTTAGATATTAGAAGTGCAAATTTCGAAGATTATTTGATTAAATTAAACAATATTTGTGAAAATTTTGATATTTTTAAAACTAATTTGGTAACTAGATTTTTGACAACAAATTCGTTCATAGATTTTGACACTCCAGATCAAAAAGTTTACAAAGTATTACAAATATACGGTAGAAGTTACGATCAACTTAAATTATACATTAATGCTTTGTCAACTATGACAAATGTAATGTATCAAAATGGAAATACAATTCCTGACGAACTTATTAAATATTTGGCACAAACTATAGGGTATGGCACAAATATATCACCAGTACTTTTTCAAAATTTCATAAATTCAACCTTTTCTGTTTCTGGTAAATCGCAATTTGAAGGGTATTCAGTACAATTTACCGATGATGAAATTAATTTTCAATTTTATAGAAATTTAATTTTAAATGCCGCTTATCTATTCAAATCAAAGGGTACTAGAAAAGCGGTCGAATTTATTATGAGATTTGTTGGAATTCCTGAAGCAATGATGGAATTTAATGAATACGTTTATCTTGCGGATCAAAGAATTGATATGAATCAGTTCAATAAAGAATACGAAGAATTATCAAGTGGTAATTTTGTCGATATTATCACTACTTTAGATAGTGGAAACACATATAATATTTTAGGTACTCAATACACAGCATTTACATCATCAACAATTGTTGAGACTGCTACATTAAGTTTTGAAGACTATCCTGTAGATAAATTTGGATTCCCAAAAGCCCCGAGAGAAACGAATGATTATTTTTTTCAAAAAGGTGCTGGGTGGTTTGAGTCGACACCACAACACAGGAGTCCTGATGAAGTAAATCCAACTTTTTCTGTTTTTACAGGGTCAAGTCCAAATGTTCAAACAAATCTTTTACCATTTACTTATGGACAAGAGTATTTTGAAAGATTCAAGAATTTCCCGTATATGAATTTGGGTTATAACTTAAAATTAAGTATCGACAATAAAAAATCTTGGCAACCACCAATTATAAGAAGTAGTACTGAATCAGGATTTAATGCATATTATGTTGTTCAGTCAGATAAATTTGTAATTAACACTAAAAATACCGAAATATTTATTAACCCTAGTCAAGCATTGTTGTATGATGTTTGGTATATCTCGAGAAATTTTAATTATCCAATTCCGAATTCTGGACTCACACCATCATATCCAAGTTTGAATAGTTATAATTGGAGTTTTATTAATCCTCAAGCTAACAAAAAAAACTTTTTCGATTTCCAATTAGATTTTATAAGATCTACAATAAATGTTAGAGATCGATGGTTTGAAAGTGATGGAAAAACAAGTGGATATTCCACTCTTTTATCTATTTATTTTAACTTTCTTTATTCACAACAAAATGCAAACGTAACAAATTATGGGTTCAAATATTCAAATTTAATAGAGTATGCACAAGGATTTGGGCCTAGTTGGGTAAGATTAGTGGAACAATTTGTGCCTGCAAGTACAATTTGGAACACTGGGGTCAGGTATGAAAATTCTGTTATGAATAGACAAAAATACAAATGGAAAAAACAAATTCCGTGTAGTATTGCCTATTCTTCGTCAACAATCAATCCAAATCCGACAAATCCTGTACAACCGACACCAACAGTTACTAATACTCAAACGTCGACCCCAGTCCCAACATTACCAACACCAACAGTTACTAATACTAATACACAAACACCAACGAATTTTAATATAATATGTAGTATCAATAACATATCTGGGTGTGTAAATCAAGAGGTTGAAGTACCAGTATATTTAAATACCATTGGTACTACTTCAATTAGTGCAATTTCTTTGGCGATTGATTTTGATAATACAAAATTATCTGCGACTACAAATCCATCTGTTACCTCCCTCGCACCTACTTTTGCGGGAATGATCACCAATGTTGCATTTTTCTCTGGATTACAACCAAACCCTCCATTCAATTCTACAACACGAAAACAATTCAGAGCAGGATGGTCTCGAATTAACCCAGTTCAGTACACTGGGGTGATCTTCAAAATTAGATTTAAAATTTTGATTGCAGGAACACACAGTGTGAAATTTGACCTAACAACCCTAGGAAATTGTGAATTTGCAGATGAATTTACAAATGTAATAAACGGAGTACAATTTATCGATGGACAAGTACAATCAAATTGTTAATTAAAATTTATGAGAATTATTAATCCAAGTAACAGAATTATATTACCTAACAATGATAGTACTGCTCAAGGACAGTTGTTCAAATATGATTGTGATTACAAATATTTAACTACAGATATTTTTCCGTGGACAACAAGTCAAAATGGTGTTTCATCTTTTTATGATATCTTGTTTATTTTATTAAATGAATATTTAAATGAAATTGGACTTGAGTTAAATGAATGTATCACAAATACACTTAAAACTTATTGGTCTGTCAACTTGAGCTTAAATAACCAAATAATTTCTTCAGTTCCATTTTTTAATGGTATAACCATATCTCAAGTTCCAAATAATAATCAGTGGTTAAATGGACTTACAAATGCATTAAATTCAATCGTTAATAATGGTATATCATATTATTATGATTCCAATAATGTTGTAATATATTCACTAATTTGTAATAATGACCCTAATTTTGAAAATTTTAAAATAGATACTGGAATTAATTTCAGTATTGAATGTAATTAAATTATATGCCAATATCGGTTTCATACATTGCAACAGGTAGTTGTTTTAACTATTCAACAGGAAGTGTACAAATTGTTGTAACTGGAGGTACACCTCCATATTTTTATACATGGACTAACCCAACAGGGTTTACTGGTTCGTTTCTGACGGGATTAGCACCAGGGAATTACAGTTTAATAGTTAACGATAGTCAAGCACCAACTAACAATACTGCTATTTTAGGGGTTTCAGTTTCTAGTGGAATGTGTTTGAGTTTGGACTCTGTAACCAATACTTCATGTGGATTTAATAATGGTAGAATTGTTGTTGAGGCCGAATCTGATAATTATGAAATTACGTATAATTTACTGAATGATCAAGATTTGTTAATCGAGTCGCAATTTATAAATGGTGGTTACGCTACTTTTACAAATTTAAGCGCTGGTACATATTACGTAGAGTCATCTAATATGGCTGGATGTACAGCTAAAACTGAATCTATAATTGTTGGATCAGGTAAAACGTTAGAATTTGGATTTTATGTGGTAAACGATACACAATGTGATCCCAACCCAACAGGTAAATTATTTATTACTGGTTTAACTGGTGAAGGTCCATTTAATATCCAGTGGTCAAATAGTCAAACAGGTACTACTATCACTGGTCTTACTGCAGGTTTGTATAGTTGTACTATTACTTCAAGTGATTTTTGTGAGTTAAATAAAAATGTTTTAGTAGAATACCAACCAGAATTAGGATTAAATTATTGGAGTGCAATTACCCCAACATGCTTGAGTAGTAATGGTCAACTTACTCTTGTTATAACAGGAGGTACAGGCCCATACTATTATTCGGCATCTAATGGATCTATTCAAATAAGTTATGCACAAATACAAACTTATACTGGATTAACTACAGGACCATTTTCAGTTTTGGTCACCGATGCAACATTCTGTAAACAAACATTTTCAACTACGTTACAAATTGAAAATAGTATTAATTATGTTGATGTATCAACTATAAATTCAATATGTAGTGTTTCTGGTGGTTCGATAAATGTTTTAGTTTATGGAGGAACTGCACCATATACTTACACTATTTCATCATCAACTTTTAATCAACAGATTACCACAAATAGTAGTACAAATGAATTTACAAATTTATTTGCAGGTCTATATGAAGTATCGGTTTCAAACATTGGAAGTTGTTTTTTTTCAAAACAAGTTCAAATATTTACAGAACAAAAGTTTGTTAGTTTTACATCGGTAACTGGAGCTACTTGTGGTATTAATAATGGAAAAGTTGAAATTTCGATAACATCTGGAGGAACTCCACCATACGTTTATTCCATTAGTAATGGATTTTCAACTCAAAATAACGACAATAGAGTTATTTTTGAAGGAATGGGTTTTGGTCTTTATCAATATCAAGTTGTTGATAGTGAGGGGTGTTCTCAAAGTGGTATTATAAACATCACAAACACTCCTGCGGTTAATTTTGAATTATATCCTGTATCGTGTATAAATGGAAATAATGGTTCAATAACTGTTTTATTGAGTAGTGGAATACCTCCATTTACCTTTTTTTGGTCTGACAATGTACCTGGAAACCCACAAGAAGTATATGTGACAGGTTTAACAAAAGGAATTTATACCTTGAATATTACAGATACTAATAATTGTTCTTTTTCTGCAGAAACTATTATAGATTGTATTGAGGTTTTTTCAGGATACAAAGTATACACCATGACAGATAAAGAATTTTTAAGTATTTCAGCATCAAAAATTGGGATGATTGAAATGGTTAATAAAGGATATCAAAATTTAATAAATAGTTATAGTGGGTGTGTATTGAGTGCAACAACTTTTACCGTAGAAACAAACTTGAATGGAAATTTATTTACAAATCAATTTTATACAGGTTATACATTGACTGATGTTCCAAATGACGAACAATGGTATTCTATAATAAGAGCGATGACAATTCCTTTTGTAAATACAGTGACAATAAATTCAGATAATTCTTCTATCATTTTAAATCAAGATACAAACAATATCAATCGAACTTTTAAAATTGATTTAATCATCGATTATGTAATTTTTTGTCTTTGAGTACTTGACTAGTAAAATTTCTAGTTTTTCGTTTGGTTTTTTTAAAAAAAAATTCTAAAAAAAAATAATGATGTAATGATATTCTAAACTCTATCTATTTATAATCAATGGCATTTATAGAGATTTCATCAATCACAGGTGTTTCACCATATGAGGTATACGTTTCAGATATTTACGGTAACAATGAAACTTTCATAGGGTCATTTTCTGGTACAATACCACCATCGAGATATTTTGATTTACCAATTTTATTTGATACCGCACCTATTGTACTTATTAAAGTTATAGACGCAAATAATTGTCAAACATTTCATCAGGCTAGTTGTCAAATCATTTTACAAAGTCCAACACCTACACTCACACCTAATTTTACACCTACACCTACACCTTCGATTACACCAACAAAAACACCAGATGGAACACCACCACCGACACCGACTTTAACACCTACAACTAGTCTAACACCAACACTTACGTCAACTCCAACAATTACACCAACACCATCAACAGTATTTATTTATGCATATTTGTTTATAGAACCATTCTCAGGATCAACTGACATTGGTAACTATATGGCAAATGTGGGTAGTGGTTTCTATGGATTCACAAATGGTTTTGGACCAGATACTTCATCACCAAATCAATTTAATATTGATATGAATGAATATGTTTCGTATAGTGGTTGGACAAATAATTTCCCTTCAGTTAGAAGTCAATTAATACCAATATCATCAGGAGGTTTAGATTCATTTGGTAATGCAAAAATAGCATACAACTTCACAACACATGAGGTTCCAATCGGAACTGTCGAAGGTCTAGCATGGTACACTTGGATAATTATGACGGGTGATACAGGTGGTGGAATACAAAGATCAATTGGATATACAACAGATGGAAATCCAAATTCATTAACAAACGTGTTT